GCTGTCGATGAACCCGCAGGTGTTAACGATCACCATATCGGCGTTGTCGTAGCTTGGCACCACGTCATAGCCCTCGGTGCGCAGTTCGGTCAGGATGCGTTCTGAATCCACCAGGTTTTTCGGGCACCCTAATGATATAAATCCAATCTTAGACATTTTTTTGTACAATCAGTTGCTCACATTGCCGGGGATTATATAGATGCCGCAACTTTATAGCTACATCAGGTGGTCAACAGATCGCCAGGACAAAGGGACAACCAGAAACAGGCAGCTTGCAGCCGCGAAAGCATATGCGGCTGATGCTGGGCTGGAAATGGTTGAGATCGAAGACCCAGGCGTCAGTGCCTTTCGTGGCAAGAATACCAACACAGGAAAATTAGGGGATTTTATAGATGCTGTTAAACAAGGAGCTATTGCCTCTGATTCCTGGCTATATGTGGAAAATCTGGATCGCATTACAAGACAGAATGTAACAACTGCACAGAAACTGTTTATTGAATTGTTAGAGTTAGGTTTGACACTCGTCACAGGCATGGATAAGCGGGTATATACACTTGATTCTGTGAACAAAAACCCAACAGAATTAATGATTTCACTATTATTGTTCAGTCGTGCCAATGAAGAATCAGAAACTAAGTCTCAACGTACTTTAGGTAATGTTGAAACGTTAGTAGAACGTCATAAAAATGGATTGCCAGTTAACATAAAATCCGTAGGTCGCCACCCATTCTGGATTGATGATTCTGGATCGCAATACGAAGCGGTGAAAAAACATCCTACTTATTGGAATATTGCACGTGAAGCGATTGATATGTTCTTGTCCGGCAGTGGTGTATACAGTGTAAAAAAATATCTTGATCAGAAGTATCCAAATGGTCTGAAAGGTAAAGAGTGGGACTATCAGGTACTAAAAAAAATGCGTGATAACCGTGCTTTAATTGGTGAACGTATTGTAACTATAAAGGGCATTCCTTATAAATTAGAAAATTACTATCCTTGGTTATGTAAAGATGAAGCAGAGTTTTTGTTACTGGAAGAAAGAAAAAAACAAAGCAACTATAAATCGAAAAAAAATTCCGTAGATAAGATAAAATTACTTTCTGGTCTATCGATACTCAGATGTAATAAGTGTGGCGGTACTATGCATTCATTTATGAATCATGGCAAAGCACGATACATCTGTACAAACGGAGTACATCTACAAAAGGGATGTTCAGGTTGGTCAATCACAGCACAATTAGTTGAACACTGTACTATAATTGCACTATTAATTGGCTATATGGATAAAAGTAGGAGAAGTGGTACTGATACAACCGTATTAGAAGAAGAACTCAATAAAAAAGAAACCTTGATCAAAGATTTAGATACTCAAATTTCTAATATTGTTACTGCAATAGCTATTGCACCTGATGTAAGTTCTTTGGCTCATTCTTTGAACGAAATTAATAGCAAGAGAAAGGAACTTGTTTTATCCGTAGAGAAACTGAAAGAAAGATTAGTTTCATTGCAAGGAAAAGGTTCTTTTGAAGTAGATATCATGGAATTTCTCATCCTTATTCAATGGGCTGTTTTTATAAATATGGAAGATAATGATAGGGATAAGATCAGAAAAATTATTGATGCAATTATTGAATATATCGTGGTAGATAAAACAGAGGAATGTATAACTATAAGAATTAAATATTATGGTAATGATGAAGTTTTGGTGTTCGGTGGCGTTGATAGAAAACCACATTGGCGGTTTGATATCGATTTTGATACAGGGAAAGAGGGGACACTAACAGTACTTGAAAACGATCTAATGAAGATGCCTGAAATCCAAAAGGCAGTAGGTTACTTGCGAAAATTAAAAGAAAGTTATGTAGCAATGTATGATACTGCTGTAACTATGCTTTCCGAAGTTGGTTATCCAGAAATTAAAGGTACACAATTTTGGCCTAATACTGGAAAGCACGAGAAAGTAACGGTTGCTTTTGAAGGTGTGGTATACACTATTTCATTTAATGGTAGATTGCCTAAAGCGATTACAAGTGCACTCGAAATGACAGGGTTAACTCGTCAACAATTTATTGAAAAATTCAAAATACATTAAATAATACAAATCCACCTATTTTTATTAAGCCCCTCCAGGGGCTTTTTTGTACTTATTTTTACTCTCAGTACTAAAATATACAATATACTCATAGCTAATAATGAACAGATAATTCGTGAGTAACAGTACTAAGCCCGAAAGTATCGGGGTTTATTGTTTATGTACTTTGGCAATACTTTTGATACATATACATATTAATACCATTCAGTTTAAATATTATTGAGATTTATAGTTCTTAGAAGTATTCAATCATAAAAATTTTAAGTATTTTCAAGCCGCATGAATAAAGGCTTGGAGGCCGATTTGAGTTAGGGTGTATAAAATAATGCTTGCCGAAATAAAAAAGGCTGGGATAATAGAATTCATCAAGCGGTAGTTTGATAATTTATCTTTCGTAATCGGGTCGCCTCTAACCTTCATAGGCTAGGCCTGCCACATGAAAATGAATAAAACATTAGAAGTACCTCAAACTGTTTTTATTAATCTCCAGCTGTAAAATAGTTGGGGTGAATGATATGGTAGTTTAGGGTAATCTCCAATGTATATTTTAATTCAATCAATAGAAAAGGTAATAACTATGTTAGAAATGAAATGTCCAAAATGTAATGGTGATACTGAATGTGGTGAAGTAATGACAGTGAATAATAACTTTGGTATTCAATGCACTAATGATGAATGTGGTTATTACTTTGGTGTTCATATAAGTAATGGTGAATTAGGTGGTAAAGTTAATGATGGTAATAGTACTGGTACTATCATTGGTTACCATCCAAGTGGATTACCATTAGTTGAATGGTGTGATGGAACTATTACACAGTTTGAACCATTAAAGTAGTTATTCAAAATGGAAAAACAATGCCGTACAAGTTACGGCTTTTTTGCGTCTCTAGGAAAAACAGTTGCGAATAAACAATAGCTAGCAGGTAAAATATTAGAACTAATTACTAGTTATAACTACATAACAGACCATTTGTTAAGTAAGTTCACTAAATACTCCTATAATAATCATCAAGGGAGTATCGAAATGTTAGATTGGCTAATCACTTCACTAGTAGTAATTTTCGGCTTTATCACTATGGCTACGGGATTTATACAGTACGTTCTACTTGGATGGATTCTGTACCTACTAATTATGGTGGTTTTATGGATTATCGCCCATATTTGGCTATATGTCCGAAAATAAATTAGTAAATAGATATGTTGCAAGTGATATTACTACAAAATTATCTTCGAAACTTGGGATGAAACCCCATTCGTGGGATACAATTAGTGTATCTAGAAATAAAAATATTCCCATACTCTTCAATAATATTTTAGTCCTATGGCAATCATAGGGTTTTCTTTGGATTTGGAAAGTGTGAAAAAGATATCTTTAGAATTTTAAAAGGAAACTCATATGAAAGAAACAAAACAACACCAAGTAGGTGTGAAACTCAATGATGCTCAAATAAAACTACTTGAAGCACTAATACAGGAGGGAAAAGCAAAAACAAAAGCAAGTGCAATACAGTACCTTGTTAATCAGTACATGTTACTAAACAGTAAGTAATAAACAACGTTTGATACTATCGTAAAAAGTATTATGCCGTACTAACAAGGATTAGTTAGTACATTTGTAGATGGATTTATAAAATGGAATTTTTCAAGCAAACTCAATATGAAAATTATGAAGTAAGCAACTATGGTACTGTACGCAATACTAAAACTGGTAAAGTGCTAAAAGGTGGGGAAAGTAAAAGTAGTGGTTATCGTAAAGTATCATTATCAGTTAAAGGTAGTAAGAAAACAGTAACACGTGAAGTACACCGTTTAGTAGCTGAAACATTCTTAGGGTTACACAAGGGATTAGTTGTAGATCATATTGACGATAACCCACTAAACAATCATATAGATAATCTACAGTGGATTACACAATCTCAGAACATTCTAAAGGCCAAACGTAAGAAAAAGAAAAACCAAAAACTAACAGAAGCACAGAAACAAGAAATTCGTGATTCAAACTTAGTTGGTGAGGATCTTCGTCAGTACTTCAATGTGAAGTTCAACCTTAGTATGAGCCGTAGTGGTTATCGCCGTATCATTTCAAAATAATAAAAAATGGCCTGAGTGCTTGGAACACATCAGGTCAGTATTAATTAACATTTATACAGGAGTATTTATCATGGCAAAAACCTATTCAAGTTTTGATAATAGAAACATAAAAGCACTAATAAGTCAGTACAAGCTATATAAAGATATCCCATGTGAAGATATCAAAAACATTATGAAGGATTCAGTGGCTAAACTGAATGTGAGAGATAAAATTAGTGTATATGATGTGTTTACAGTATTGAGTAATGAGGATGAAATTCGAAATGATTTACTATTCAGTACTGTCAATGCTATTAAAGTACAACAGAATAAGAAACAAGTAAAAGAACGTATGATCAGGTACTACGGGGCAGCGATAACGGATGCAGCAAAACGAATAGAGCAGTATATGATGGAGCACCCTGACGCACTACCAGCACCAGCATATGGACAAAGAACGCTAACGTATAAAGAGGTAGGTAAGCTATTAGAACTACAAAAACAAGGTAACTTTATTGATGACATGATTGAGTACTTAAAGAGCTTGCGTTAATTGTGCCTTATTACGGCATATTACGGCATATATCCATGCCGTATTACGGCAGAAAAAGTCCCTGAAACCCGCGTTCTACCATCAATACGGCAACTAAGTATAGAGATACGAAATCCATTCCATTTCATTCCATGTATTTCTTTCTCTATCAGTATTCAATGAAACTGTGACTGCGTCACGAATACTACTCGTCGTGACTCCTTGTAGTATTGGTTAGAAACGTTCCGTTTTTCTCGCTGTACTCGAAAAGACGGAAGGCGTTTCTTCTCGCTTTGCTCGTTAGGTGTCAGTACAACAAGTGAAGTACCTAAAATAAATTGGTGATTTTTCGTAAGTAGTTCCCTCAGTTCGCCATGTATTAAGTGAATTCGATTAGAATGCCATTAAAAATAATTGCTGATATCCGAGCTATTTTTGAATATGTGTAAAACACCAACTGAGCATGAATTATTATCAACTATAAATTTCGAAATGTTCAAAGAATTTCTTCTTATAACTCATAAGTAATGCAAATTTAAGTTCAACGCCATTCAAGGTATTGTTACAACTTGTACAAATAGAAGAGAAATTACTCAGTCCTGTGTAAGTACCAACTGTAAATGAAGGGCTGTTTATGAAATTATAGATGGTATCATGTTCTGAAATGAAAAATTCGATTTGTTGGAGATTTTGCTTGATGTTATTGGTAACTAATTCATCCTTTTCGCTTGAAGAATTATCTAATTTATAACCAAGTTTTTGTATCGACATTAAATTATATTTCTTTTTACGTAGCATTGATTTTACTAATTCTCTATCTTTGAGATATTCTACTAATTCATTTCGGGTACGTATTTTATTATGAGGGGTGAATCCAGGTACAGTTAGGGTTGCTTCTATTTCATATCGAATTCGAGTAATTTTGTCATTCAGTTCTTGTAGGGTAAATATAACTTCGAAATAGTCCTCAATCATTACTTTTTTTGCAAGGTCATACGCCTCTTCATTATCCTTTTTGTTACTCCAGTCTCGTAATGCTTTTAATGCAACAAATAAAGTCGCTATACTACAAGCAGCACTAATCCATGTTGAGATCGCACCGAGATCTAACGGTTTATTATCATTGAAATAAAAGTATTTAAACATTAAGTATAAGCAGAATAACAATGTTAAAAATATAAGTGTATGATATGTATTACCAAGGATATTTCTTAGAGAATATTTCATAATGAATCCGTATTAATAAGGTTAATAGATTTAGAAGAGATGTAGAACTTGATGCTTTTTTTATATTAACTGTTTATGAATAATTTTACAATAGAACTTGCTCCAACAGTTAGCATTTTAAATGCTTCACTACCTTCTTATTCTATATTTAAGTTTAAAGAACATTAATGACCATGTGTTGTACTATAAGGCAGATCATGTTACGTACCTTAAAACCTACCATTTTTTATAGGTCTGCTCAATGCACTATCCATATGATAGAATTGCCAGATGCAAACAGCAGGGAAAACAAAATGCAAATAATGAGGATGACATACGACGACATTGATAATAATGGCTATGCCAAATTACACGTCTATGGAATAGGAACTTTCTCGGTTTTCAGTGGGCAAAACCCATATACCAATGATCCCAACTGTGCGTACTTACCAAACAGTGCAATACCTACTGGACGGTACTGGATAGTCGATAGGCCAACGGGTTCTACTCTGAATCAGATCCGGGCATGGGGCATCGATACAATCACTGGTAATGATCACTCCGAATGGTTTGCACTCTTCAGTGCTCAAACCATGACAGATAGCATTCTGATTAATGGTGTATCGCGTGGGAGTTTCCGTTTGCATCCATTACGACCAGATGGAACGGGTGTATCAGAGGGATGCATAACATTCGTCAATCGCCCTGATTTCTATACAGTACGTAGTCAGTTGCTACGTACTAAAAAGGTTAAAGTACCAGGTTCCAGAACTGGATTAATGGCGTATGGCTGGGTGGACGTACAAGGGGGTAGCAACTATGCGAACTGTAGGATTCGTTAAGTATGCAGCCTTATATAGTATCTGCATCATCTTTTCATGGTGGCTATCAAGCTTTGGTAAGCCCCTGAACGGCATAACGCAATGGGCTATGGATACCGCCTATAGTACTTTTGGTTCCCGGCTTAGTGGGTCATATGAAGCTGATGCAGATCCGGTAAGGTTCATTGCCTTAATCGTGATGGTACTCATCTACGCTATGGTACTGTTCCTACTCATACGCTTAGCCCTCAGAAAGTTCCAGAACAAACGCTAATACCTTATTTCTGTTAAGTGCCCTCACTGGATAAAGTGGGGGTAATTTTCATATAGTTATGTGTACTGTTTACGTGCTGAATTCTTGATTATTAGTAAATACATAGAAGGCTTAGCAGTACTAACCTAATATGAGGATTAACTTATGATAAGAACAGAATTTCAAACCTACGAAGATGATTCATTTTACTTTCTATATGTTACAGACAAACTGAGAATAGAAACTGATGGAAGTAATGGTTTAGTACTTGAGCTACATGGTACATATAAAAAAGAAACTATTGATATGTACTACTACTTAGAACTACAAAATGATGAGGCTGCTTACTTCCAGCAGTTAACCGTCAACCCTGAACTAGAAACAACGATCAAGGCGGTACAGATATTATATAGCCATTTACAGAAAGAATACCCCGATGATTATCAATATAAACCTACAGAACATTAAAACCGATGAAGGCATCCAATGAACGTCAATGATGGCTTAGTTAAAGGATACTCTAAACATCCCCAGTAATATTAAAATACAGTTCATACTGTAAGCTATCATTCAATATTGTAGAAATGGCTGAGTTATAACTCTGAGTGATATCTAATAGCTCTTTTATACTAGACTCCAATTCTCTAGATGAATACTTAATCTCTTCACATTTGTTTTCAACATCATATAAATAAGACACTGCGGATGCCTTGGCAGATAAAGGTATGAACTCAATATCAACACGAGTCGGGAGATTATAGATATCGTAATACTTATCCTTGAATTCCCAGCCGACGCCTTTCAACTCAAAAATTGATTTTTCATAGCTCGCAATAAGAATATAAAATTCAGAAAGGATATTTTCTATTTTTTCGATGTCAGTTTCTGCGTCTGATGAGGCGTTGAACATTTCGACATGTGTGCTTAGATTGTCTAGTACTGGATTCATTTTGAATAAAGTAAGGAATAAATCTCTCGCAGAAGAATGACCTAGCTCATACTTTTTATTCTTAAACCATTTTTTCGCTTGTAGAGCAGCATATACAGCAGCACCAGCCATCGCTATATTACACACAGCACTAATCCAATCAGATACGCTTCCCCATTCAAAGTCAGAAGAATGATAAAAGAGCACTTTAACTATTGTAAGTATTCCTAACCACAAGAGTAAAAAAAATGTCATAATTAATAAAGTATTCAATTTTTTTAAGTCCATCATCTGTATCCGATTGTGGAAAATAAAGATCATAGTACTTTACCATGAGGTCAGTAGTGAAGTACACTTATCCAGCTTATCTCTGCCATAATAGGGTTGGTTTGTTATGTGGGAGTGGCAGAGGTAAGCGATTTGACAACATAGCAAAGGATTATCATATGTCACGTACAGACTTTATTATGTCCCTTGGAGCAACATGTAAGAACTGGGCATGGAGCTGGTCTTTCATTGATGAGATTAATAAAAAAATAATATTTGGGGCATGGGAAGATCTTAGGTCTGAGGACGGAACTAAAGTTCTTATTCTATCGGATGATTGGAGTGAAAATGAAAGTGGTGATCTCAAACTTGGATATATCCAAGCTCGTGAACATTTGAATAAAATAATGTTCGAAGGATATCAATTATATACTTTTAGTCAAAAGAGAAAAAAAACCAGCAATGAAAAAAAAGCTGCTAAAATTGAATCATTTGTAGACGACATTCAGTTAAAATATCTGGTCAGAGAGGTTGATGGATGGTACGCAATAGAGCAAAAACAATATCTCTATACACCTGAGGTAAAAGAAGAGTATTACGAAGGCGATGAAATACAAAAAAAGAGTACTTATTATGAACGTAATCCTAAGGCACGCAAAGAATGCCTAGATTATCATGGTTATATTTGTAAGGTCTGCGGTTTTGATTTTGAAAAAACATTTGGTACTTTAGGCAAGGGATACATTCAGGTACACCATATTAATCCTCTTGCTACAATTAAGAAGAGGTATAAAATCGATCCGAAAAAACACTTGGTGCCAGTTTGTGCAAATTGTCACGTAATGCTTCATATCGGTGCAAAAACCCGTTTGGTCTCAGACTTAAAGAAAATAATAAAGCAACATAAAAAATAATTAATTGAGATTGAGGAGATTAGAAGGGTCGTTTCCCTTGATCGTAGAACCAATCATTTTTATACGATATTCAGCACTCAAATACGGAAACCCCTCAATCATCGCTTGTAATGGCTTTTCACAAATGAGCATGAAGCAATCACGCTCATTTGTGTCTAACCAAAATTCACCGTAACAATCTTTGAGTAAAACTAAAGAAATAGAGGTTAGCTTTTATTATGATTGTTTTTCTCAAATAGACATTCATCAGTAGATATTAATTTGAATTTATTATCCCCTAGTCTTACAACGACAGATGAATCCTGCGTTTCATAAATGACATGTCCGTTACAAGTTAAATCAAGTTTAGATGTCATTGCTACAAGCCCACCTAATAAATGCGAAATAGATATTGCTATCATAAATAAAATCAAATAAATATTGAAGTTGGTTTTGGTTGCTTTAGCAAATAAATTAAGAACGTTTGACTGAGACTGTTCTTTTGCATTTTCATCAATGCTTTGTGAAAGTGATAGATCACGTTTAAACAGCAGTGGAATTAGAATGTCATTAGCGACTAATGTTAATAAAAAAAGAAGTTGTAGTATGGTACTCAGAATTGACATCACATGATGGAAAACAATAATGTATAAAAAGAAAACTAAGAACATGAATATATAAGTTAGTATGGTACTATTGATTGGTGTTTTCTGATTAATTTTCTTGCGTTCATAAATGATCTTGGAAATGAGATTTGCTAAAGGAATGAAAATAACGAAGGTGAATGATAGAAAGATAAACCCAAAAGTGATAAGTGTTTTTAGATTAACATTGATTAATTCGTTGGGAAGATCAAAGTATCGGAAGTAACCAGTTTCATAACTAAATGTCAATAAATAGCACGTAGTTGTGAGAAGTAAAACACGAACGCCATCAGAAAGACTCATCCTCAAAACCCCATCATTAGTAAAAAAATATTATAGGTACTCCTACACGAAGTGTCTAGTAGCGAGTTTTCGGCAGCGAGTATAATCATTTGTATGTGAGAAAACTGATCATACCCGCACCGCACTAAATAACGGCGAATCCAATTTTCCTATCCACACATCCACAATCGACATCTTCGCTACAATCGCACAGTTTGATGACTTCATGATAGCCATATTCACATTCATCAATATAGCTTTTTATCTTTGTCACACTTCGAGGAGAGCAATTCAAATGAAAACCAACACACCAAAATGATCTTGTATCGTAAATACATTTCTTAATAGCATTAATCTTTTGTATATCTTTCTCAAATCCATTTATTAATGCTTGAACATTACGAGAACATTTTAATTCAAGAAAGATGTAGGAATTTAAACGAGTACGTTTTTTTCTGATAGCGAGGTCGATAAACATATTATATCTTTCACGTAACATGCGGTTGTCTGGAAACGCCTCAATCTCCCTGTCTACCTGAATACCTTCAGTTTGCGTAATGAAGTATTCAAGTTCAACCTGTAACCATTTCTCCCAGTCATTCCTATCTCTTTCACGAATCATTTTGAGCCTGGCTTTCACACCCTCATCTTTTATGAATTGATCCATTATTGTTCTAACGGTTATGGCATCGGCTTTATAGCTCATAAATTGTTCCAATACAAATAAATATGGTTATCGGCATAGCGGATAAATACTTTAACACAATAGAGGAGGATTTATGATTACTTTAAGGTCATTAGCGGCACAGTACGGCTATGATGAATCCACGGTACGCCAATGGAAAAGCAAATGGTATGCCTATTGGTGAAGGTACTGAAGAGGCTGATACACGAGCATGGGTAGTACAGCACGTGATAAACCCATTACGTAATACCGATACTAAAGAACAAATTGAACAAGAACGTTTGAAGAAACTCAAGGCAGAAGCGGCATTAGCTGAATTAGAGCTACAGGAAAAATCCGGTGAAGTAGTCAGTACTTCTTATATAGAGCAAGTACTAACAGAATATTTATTTCAAGTTAAAACTGCAATGAGAGCAATACCTTCCAAAACATACTTAGAGCTATTTGCTCAGGCAGACGCGAAGGATTTACGCGATATATTGAAAAAACATATTGATAGTACTTTATTCCAGCTAGGAAGCATGGAATTTGAACTACCCACGGATGAAGAGATTTTAGAGGATGAACAACAAGAAGAAAGTAACGAGACTATTACAGAAAGTACTACCGACGATACAACCGCCGAAGATACAGAAAACAAGTGAATGGATTAGTAACGGTGTAGTTAAGTTTGTTGATGGACCGAATATGGGGCTTGATTGGGTTCCGTTTAGCTTTCAACGTGAACCAATGGATATAGCTCAACATAGGAGTACTAAAAAAATTGTTTTACAGTCGTGCTCTCAATTGCTCAAGACGACAGTACTACAATCAATAGCATTTAACCTAATGGCAAATGATCCGTGTAACTTTGCTTTTGGTAGTAGTTCTGAATCTGAAGTAAAGAAATTTAAGGATGGTAAATTTTTACCAGCAATTGAAACTAGTGAAGTACTCAAGCTCTTAGTAACAGATAAGAATGATAAGAACGCCGCAAATAACTCTAAGCAAACACAAATGGTCAACGGTACTTTCGTTTATTGGCTTAACTTGAATACACCAGGAAACCTACGCGGTATTACATGTAGAGCAGTACTATTAGATGAAGTATCAACAGTTGGTATTTCTGATGAAGGTAATCCAATCAAATTAGCTGAAGCACGTACTAGTACTTTTGGTGATGATGCTCTAGTAGTTATTTCAAGCACACCATTATATAAAGATGATTTGATTAACTCAGAATATAACCTCAGTGATAAACGCCGTTGGTTTGTTACTCACACATGCGGTCATGAATATACTTTTGAATGGGAACAAGTAGCATTTGAATTTAAACAATTAGAAAATGGTCGATCAATACCAGACAGTACTACTACCCGTTTAATTTGTCCTCATTGTCAGGAAGAAATAGACGAACATACTAGACACCAAATGATTGATAACGGTAGATGGATAGCTACAAGTACTGATGGTGATCCGGGTGTAGTTGGTTATCAGATTAGCCGTATGTATTCACCATTGAATACTATTACAGAAATGGTTAGTAAGTATGCCGATGCTCTTTATAATTTTTCACTCCAAACTTTCTGGAACAACGAAATGGGTGAGGTATGGGAAGATGAATATGCAAAAGAACTAGATATACTTCAATTAGAATCATTACGTGAAGATGAATTTAACCTACATAAAATACCTTCAAGTACTTTAGGAATAACAATAGCAGTAGACCAACAATTAGACCGTTTAGAAGCCACTGTATTGGGTTTTGATGAAAAGAACATTTACGTGCTTTCTCATGAATTCTTCTATGGACATGACTGTACAAAGATTGAATCTCAAGCATGGGCGGATCTAGATAAGTTTTGCCGTCAAGATTTCCGTACTGTAGATGGTCGCCTAGTACCTACACTTGCCGTATTCGTGGACTCATCGAACGGGAACGCAACGGATACAGTTAAGAAGTTTACCGCACGTTGGGCTAAGTACCATCCTATCAAGGGCAGTAGCAGTACTACAGGTGATTTATTCAAGCGTAGTACTCAAGCGGGCTATGAGCTACAGATCCTAAACGTACATGATCAGAAGAATACGATACGTAAACTTCTAAATTTGATGCTCAGTACTGAAGCAGAGAACGCACCTGTGAAGCTCCGTTTTAGTAGTTCATTACCAACAGATTATTTTGAACAGCTATCAGCCGAAGAGTTAAAACCTGCTGGTGGTAAATTAGTATGGCGATTAAAGAAAGGCCAGAGAAGAAACGAAAGCCTTGATTGTTTGGTTTATGGAACCGTAGCTATTGCCTACGCTCAATCTAAATTAGGTGCTCAACCTTTCAAGAAACTACGTGAATATAAATTAAAAGAAAGTAATAAGAAAATAATAAATAACGTAGAAGAACCGGTAACTATTCCAAAAGAAAAACCAAAACGCAATAGACGTACTGGAATGGGGGCTAACTGGTTCGGTAAATGATAAGGAAATCAAATGGCACTATTACCAGAAAAGATCTATATGGTTAGTAACCCTATGGATCTAACAGTTAATGTACCTGCTGCTACTATTCTTGTTATTAGTTTCACTACATCCGGTCAATCTCAATCATTAGATAACCTCAGTGGTAGTACTTCAAAAGATTTTACAGTTACCTTAGAAATGAGTACAGCTCAGGAATTACTATTCTGTACTCAAATTTCCAATGGTCAAGCTAGTACATTTACTTCTGAAGTCATCAACCCATTAATGTTTACTTCTGAATATGGGCAATTGAAAACGATGATTGATGAAATTGATCAAGTGATAGCTAATAAAATTGCTGGCGGTGCAAACTACTCAATAACAATTAATAATAAAACTCTTGTCAGTGAGTCTCTTAGTTCACTTGAATCTATGCGTGAACGTTATGTGAAGCGTGCGAATGCCCTTTTTGTGAAAATGAATGGCGGTTCTATCTCAGGTAATGGGAAACCAATCAAGAGTATCACGGTTTTCAAGCCTAAACCTGGGAGTACTCGCTAATGTGGTTTAATAAAAAGAAACAAGTACAAGAGCAAAAGCCAGTACAACACAAGAAACCAAAACAAGAAAGGGCTAAACCTACTAGTACTCTAAAGAAAGATATCACTGCTGTACGTTCAACTGCTGTTTTGAATTTTGGCTTTAATGCTAACTCAGGAAGTAATATTAACTTCTTATTGTTACGTGCTTTGCCAACAATGCGATCATTCTCACGTGATGCGGTACTTAAAAACCCAATTGGGCGTAAGTACATGAACCTTTCTGTAGATGGTGTAGTTGGTTCTGATGGTGTTTATGTAAAACCTTCAGTAGAAATTGATAGTACTGATGAAGAAATTAACCAGCTAAACCAGCAATTAGAAAAACTGTTTGATCGTTGGGCTTACAATGCTGATAACTTTTCACTAGATGGGGTACTAACTTTTGATGTATTCCAACAAACAGTAGAAAAAGTACGTGTACAAGATGGTGAATGCTTCATTCGTATTCATAAAGTGAACGGTACTATTAAGGTTGAAATACTAGATTCAGCACGTTTACAGGCAATCAATAACCAACATTTAACAAATGGTAACTATATTAGTAATGGTATTGAATATGACAAGTATAACCGTCCTGTAAATTACTGGTTCTGCCGTTTTGATCCGGTTACATATGCGTACTATGCGGGTGACTATGAAGTTATTCCAGCAAGTGAAATTTGTCATTACTTCATAGCAGATCAACAAGGCCAACAACGCGGTATACCAGATTTAGTAGCCAGTAGTAAGTTAATTGAAGATCTACAAAACTTTACCGTAGCTGCTCTTACGGCTAAACGTGTATCAGCTAGTTCTATGGCGTTTATTACAAACAATCCTAGTACTACCCAAACTGATTTATTAGGTGCTGAAGATAGAGAAGATATTACACCAACATATACAGAGTACTTCGAAGCTGGTTTTATTGGTGAACTTGGTGAAGGTCAGGATATTAAAACTGTAACGCCTACTAATGGTGTAGACGGTATTGAACAATTCACTAATGAGTTAATGAATCAAATCAGTATGGGTCTAAACGTAACTAAACAAGCCCTATTAGCTGATACCGCTAATGCTTCATTTAGTGCGGCACGTCTAACAGAGAAGTTACAACAAACTACTTTCCGTACTCGTACAAATGTACTAATCCAGAAAGTACTAAAACCTATCTATATTGCTTGGTTAAAAAATGAAATGGTAAATAACAGCAAGTTAAATCTCAACTTCTCAGACTTTGATGATTTAGTTTGTGCTCGTTACATTTCACAAAAACCAATTAGTTTAGATCCGGTGAAAGATATTCAAGCTGAAGTAATGAAACTTGATGCGGGTCTTATTAGTAAAACTCAGGTTATCGCGGAATTAGGCGGTGATCCAGTGAAAGTACTAGCTGAAATTCAAACCGAAAAGGAAAAAGAAAACACAAACAAGGAAGATAACCAGGATGGAAATCAAACACCAGAAGAGGGAACTGAAGATACCCCTACAGGCGATTAATACAGAGTCGCGAACTATTGATATTGCTTTTTGCTCAGAATTTCCTGTAGAGCGTGATATTGATGGTGTTATCTATAATGAAATCCTTCTATGTGGTTCCGAAAACGTTGATCTACGCCGCCTTAATAACAACGGGGCGGTACTCTTTAATCATGACCGTGATGAATTAATTGGTGCTGTAGTATCAGCACGTATGGATTCTGATCGCGTAGGCCGTGCTACGTTGCGTATTTCCAATACTGCTAACGATGAATGGGAAATGATTCAGGAGGGTGTACTAACTCATATTAGTATTGGTTATAACATTAATAATTATTACATCACAGATAATAATATCTACATTAATGATTATGAAATATATGAGGTGTCACTAGTTACGATACCTGCCGATCCTACGGTGGGTGTAGGCCGTTCAATGGAATCACATCTTGAATTGAAATCACTAAATAAAGCAGGTGAAACAATTCAAGAGGATCAATCAATGGATATTGATAAACCAGAGAGCGAACAAAAATCTATTGTTGAAGCTGCTGTAGAAGTAGTGGAAGAAAAAGTAGAAGCATTTGTAGATACGATTATTGAAGAAATTGTAGAAAGTACTGAAGAAGTAGAAGAAACAATTAAAGAAGCAGTTGTAGAACATGTTGAAGCTATCGTAGATGAAGTTAAACGCGAACTATCAGATGAAGAACTTTTAGATATTCTTTCTAAACGTCCTGAATTACTAAATAAAGTAGAACATAAATCACTAAATAACAGTGAAGAAACTGAACGTGTACGTGAATTAAACGCACTCGGTAAGGTATTAAATATTGATGTATCTGAAGCAATTGAAAAAGGAATTTCAATTTCAGATTTCAAACGTCAACTAAATGACATTAAAACTCCTAATCATGATAAGGAAATCAAACAAATGGATAAGAATCTATTAAAAGATATGGTACGTGCCATTAAAACCGGTGATAAGTCTGCTCTAGAAGCATATGAACGCGGTATGAATGGTTATGTACGTGCTGTAGTACCAGCTACTAATACTAATACTACTACTGCTGCTGGTGCGGTTGCTGATGATCTACAAGATCAATATATTCCAGAGCTACTAAAGCTATCTGCTCTTGGTGAACTTAATACTACTGTTTATTCTGGCCTAGCTGGACGTGGTAATCTAAGTATCCCTAAAGCTGCTGGTGTTGCTCCTGTATTTAAATTTTATGGTGAAGCTGAAGAACAAGTAGATTCAATTGCTAGTTTTACTAAAGTTACACTAACTCCAAAAGCGTTTGGTGGTGCTATTCCACTATCTAAACAAGCTATTCTAACTGCTCCAAATATTGAACAGTTCGTACAGTCTGAACTAATGCGTTATGCGGCTCAAGGCCTAGAACAAAATGTAATGGATAAAATTGTTGCTGCTGCTCCAGTACATAACGTTGCTACCGCTGGCACTATTACCCTTGCTGACGTACAAGCTGCTGTAGCTAAACTAGCACAAGCTAACGTAGATATGCGTGGTGTTAAAGCTGTAATGAATGCTAAAACTCTAAGTACTCTACGCCAAATCGCAGTACTAGATAACACCGCTGCTAAAGCAATGGTAGAAGGTTATCGTAATACTGAAATGTGGCTAGCAGATGAAGCAGTTGTAGTAGTTTCTGAATTCGTTGCTGATGGTACTATCCTATTGGGTGATTTCTCAAATGTAATCATCGCGAATTGGGAAAATTCAGAATACGATTTCGACGATACTACTTATCGTTCAAGTAATACTATCGTATATCGTTTGTGGGATTACTCTGATATTGCCCTTGCTCATGCTGAAGCGTTTGTAAATATCGTAATCGGTGCTTAATTATGACTATGAGAGCATTTTCCAACGCTAATCAAGATGCGTTTCTAAATGCTTTCGGTCAATTAATCCAAACTTCTACGGGAAGTACTTTTACAGGAATAGTAGAGGTACTTCCCGTTTCTATTGAAGCGGCGGGATTCATCGAAAGCGTAGAAACATTCGTTACAATGAAAAAAACAGATATGGTTAGTACTGGTATTGATATCGGTACAGTACTAATTATCGAGGGTGAAAACCAAATAATTTATAATATTGAAGATGATCTTTCAGGGATGGTTAATTGTTATTTCCGTACTTCTGCTGGTCAGTCATTCGCAGAGGACTACTAATATGATGTTAGTACAGAAAGTACGAAATACAATGAAACAGCTAATCAATGCTACAAAGAACGTAACTGTTTCACGTGATGTAGATGTATTTGAACAAATCGCCTTTGATTATTCAATGAGTAGTATCACTTTTGGAAATCAACGTCAGGTAGCGAACTTTGCTATTCAGTACTTGATTTCACCAAAACCAGATTCAGGTAATACTGCACCGTCAATTACATATGATCAGATTATTAGTACTTTTGATACTAATAAAACGGCGGCTTTTAAAGATGCTGGTTTAGTACTTCTAAGTTATTCATATGAACAATCAGATATTGTCACAGATCCAATAACTGGCTCAGTTTCCTTGTCCTTTACGATAAATATTCAAGTTACGGAAAAGACTAGATAACCACAAGGATAAACTATGAGTGACATTATTACAGGTCAGGGATTGAACCTACAATACAATACCGATACAGGAAACCGTTCGCCACAGGGTGTAGGTAACGTTACAATCAATGAGGTTAACACTTTTCCTGTACTAACAATTAAATCTGAATCAAATAGTTTTGAAACATATAATTCTGAATATAAAACAGTACTTCTATCTGATGGTGCTATAGATCCATTTCAAATTGTAGTCAACTATCTACCAGATGATCCTACACACCAATTTTTAGATACGGCTGCTGAAGATCAAATCTTGTTCCAAATGATTATTCAGTATGATCTCAATATGGATGAAAGTACTATTACCTATGCCATTGTTAATGGATACATTACCAGTACTGCTCTCAGCGGTGATAAAGATGCTGTAGTAACTAAGTCATATACATTTCAGGCTGAAAATGTCGCGGCTCGTATGATGACAACGGCGGCACTATTGCCAATCTACCAGGGTGATTACGGCGTAGGCTCAAACACTACTGATGTACCACAGTACGCACCATTAGTACCAACGGGTAACAGCTTTATCAAAGTACCTTCCACACAGGCGGGAAATCCGGCTGGTGCTGATATGATGGGTGTTGGCCTAGTAGACGGTACAAGCGTTGCTGAATTCGCAATGACTAAGACAGGCACACTAAGCCTATACGCAAAGAACGCTACAACGGCATGGACACGTATCTATACCGCTACTCAGATGGACGCACGATACGTACCCCTTACACGTACTATCAATGGGAAACCATTAAGTACTAACCTAACGTTAGATGATCTTGATGTGTACGCTAAGGATGTTGTAGATGATCTTGATGCTGAAACATTAAAGAAAGCAAGTAATCTTAGTGATGTTGCTAGTGTTGAATCCGCAAAAGTAAATCTAGGTGTTAACAAACTTCAGCAATCAAGTGCTAGTACTAACCTAAATTATCCAACTAAAAACGCTTCCCTAGTACTACGTGATAGTGATCTAGCATGGGGTGTATTTGATAGTACTGCTAATCAGTGGTCAGCATTGGGAGTAGGTCAGGGCGGTACAGGTTCTATTACTGCTGCGGGTGCTCGTAGTAACTTGGGTCTTGGTACTGCTGCTATACAAAACGTTGGTACTTCAGGTGCTACGGTTCCATTACTTAACGGGGCTAATGTGTTTTCTGGTGCTACTCGTTTTGATGCTTCACAAACTAGTTTTGCTCAAACAAGTACAAGTAGCGGTAATGGTATTGAAATTGGAAGTACTACAACTACTGCTTTAAGTTTTATAGATTTACATTCATCTGGTAACGCAACTGATTATGATGTACGTATCTATGCTTCAGGCGGTTCTACTACAACGGGTCAGGGTAATTTAACTATTAATGCTGGTTCCGTTACAATGCCAAATCTAGCACTATCTACTGATCTTGCTATTCTACACGGTGGTACTGGTGCTAGTACTTACGATCAAGCACTAGTCAATTTAAATGCTGCGAAGTTTCAACGTAATTCACTTGGAAATACAGATAACCTAAATGACTTTGATGGTGCTAATCCTGGTTTTTTCTATTGTGCTACTAATGCTGCTGCCACTACTGCTAATAACTATCCAGTACTTCAGGCAGGTTCATTATTAGTACAGCGTAATGGTGCTAATGGGGTTGGTGGTTGTACTCAAATGTACTTCCCATATAACAGTAATGATATATATGTACGTACATATCTATATGGTAGCCCTGGATCTTGGACTGGTTGGAGTTTAATGTTACAACAAGGTTCATTTGGCGTTGGTTATATTGGAACTGTTTTACCTTCACAACAAACGAATCAGTTCATTAGTGAATCAGATGGGGCTACAACGTGGGCACCTGCTAACGGTGCCGGTTTCCAGACAAGTTACGCAAATAATCGTCTATTCCAGATGATGATGACTACTAGTGATAAAGCATATATACGTTTTAATGATTCAGGTGATCCAAAAATAGCACGCACTACAAAACCGTGGACACCATTACTAGTACCTGGTTCATATGGTCTGGGTGCTGATCTAACTGTAAACCCAAGTACTCCAATTGCTAACCTAAATGAAAATACACCAACTGGTTTTTATTATACAGCTAATGAAAGTACTTTAGGTGGCGTTACAAGTGACGCAACCTATGTATTAGCTAACCGTGGTGGACGTCCTACGGCACATGCTAGTAAGTACGTTCAACAAAGATCATGGAATGGTTACTTTATGGGTACTTCTGGTTGGGCTTGGAGAGAACAAGCACAATTAGAAAGCAATCAGACATTCACAGGAAGTAACACATTTAATGGTGATTCATTATTCACTGGATATGTTACTAACACTGCTTCTAACCCACTAGCAATTAGATCTATAAACCCTACTTTGAGTTTTGTTGAAACTGATTCAAGCCCTGCTAATAGTTCATATATGTTTGTTGCTGATGGTGGTAACTTCCGATTGAACCGTGATAACACTGGCGGTACTCAGATTTTCGGTTATACAAGATCATCAAATACTAGTAGTTTTGGTACTCACGTTGCTATTTCTGGTGACTTACAGACTGGTGCTAGTGCTATTCGTATTCCATCGGCGGCGTTATCTACAAGTGATGGTGTAGCGACTGGTGGTTATCGTGCTATTGAAGCGGGTGCGGATTATGCCGGATTTGATAACATGAATAATATTAACATTACTTCATGGTATGGAATTGGTTTCTGTACTGCCTATAACGTGCCTACTAATGGTGTTGTAGCTGGTAAACCTGCTGTATATATCAATACACGTAACGGTACTTTAGCGGCTAAAAATGCGGTATATGCTAATACTACTCAGTTAACCTCTGATAGAAACGCTAAAGATAACATTGTTGAAATTGAAGATGAATCAATAGAGAAGTACTTAAATTTAAAAACATATACCTTTGAGTTTAAAAATTCTGGTCAAACTTCTGCGGGGTTCATTGCTCAGGAAGTACAGGACGTATTCCCTGATTTCGTTCAATTCGTAGATGATATTGGACACCTAACATTAGACTATAACGCAATGACGGCACACACACATAGAGCATTAGTAGCAGTTAATGAAAAGGTAAATGAACATGCAACAAAAATTGAAACACTTGAAAATTATATTCAAGATCAACAAGTACAAATTGATGAGCTAAAAGCATTAGTACAATCACTACTTGATAATAAATAAATAAATACAATCGGGGTAAACGGATTTTACCCCTCTAAACTTTTCTTATAAGGATATAACTATGGCTATGGATATTTTTTCTGGTGCTAATATTAAAGTTGAAGTAGGTTCTGCTGGTGCTGCCGTTGCTACTGACTTTGTTGAAGTACCTGAAGTTAACACATTTACTACTTCTGGTTTTGAAAGTACTGTAATTAGTGTTAAGACTTTTAATACTGCTTATGACCGTAAACTATTGGGTACTAAATCAATTCCTGATATTTCTCTAGCAGTTAACTACCTACCAGATAATGCGACTCACCAAAAACTAGAAGATCTAGCAGATACACAAAAACGTTGTCAGATTAAACTAAGTTATTTTGAAAACGCTGATCAAGATACTGGTTTCTATGTGGTGTATACCTGTTTCGTTTCCAGTACTACAATTGGCGGTGACAAAGATGAAGTAGTTACCAAAACCTTTACCCTAGCGGTAGATGGTGCTGCTATTGATTCTGGTTTGATTACAGTAACCCCATAATAGAATAAATAAAGGGAAGGTGAATATCTTCCCTTTTCTATTATTGAGGTATATAAAATGAACTTACAAGCACTACAAAAGAAACTACAACCAAAACATCATCCATTGGATATTGAAGGCGAAACTATTTTTATTCATCGTCCAACTGCTAATGACATTTCAAAATGTGTTGATGTAGCAAATACAATAATCCTATGTGTGAAAGATGAAAATGGTGATCCAATCTTCAGTACTGAAGATATTGATGGGCGAATTAACATTAATATGATGGATAGTATTCATTTAAACCGCATTCATGATGAAATCATTAAACTATTCAAGGATTCAGACGTACAGGATGAACTTGAAAAAAAATAAGAGGTGATAGCCAATTATTACACTTTTGTAAGATGGTTAACAAAAGAGGTTTATCACCTGATGAGTACTTTAACTTGGATGCTGAAGTACTAGATATGCTAATGGTATATGATGCTTATATAGAACCGTCCGGTATTCACATTGAAATGCTAAAACACGCATATCAATGTTATTACTCGTCTCTTAATTCAAGTACTTTAACGCCTGAAGCTAAGAAGAATTTAAAAGTATCAGACTATGATTTTCTTGATGTACTTGATCCAACTCTTAGTACTCGTGAAAAAGCAAATAAACGAAAAGCCAATAAGGAAGAGAATCAATCTAATTCTATTACTTCAATTGGTGAAGCTATTAAAAAAGAGGCTATGAGAAAAAATAATGGCAAGAAATAATAATATACGTGTTGATATTGATGCTGATGCCACAGGCTTACAAAGGGCTTTAACTCAATCTCAAAAGTCATTAGATACATTTGCCCGTAATACTTCCGGTACTTTATCTTCCAGTGCTGATAGTATCGCGGGTGCTTTTGGTCGTATGAGTACTGGTATAGGTGGGGTGATTTCGGTTGCTGGCCTTGCTGCTACGTCAGTAGGTGCTCTAGTACTGAAAGCTAATGATATGGTTCGTGAATTAAATCAGCTTAGTAAACAATCTGGATTATCAGTAGAACAACTACAGAAACTTCAAAAGGCATTCCGTGAAACTGGATTTGATGCGGAAAAGTTTGGTGATATCAATCAGGATACACTTGATAAATTAGCTGATGCTTACCGTAATGGTGGTGGTCTTGCTGATGATATTAAATCTGTAGGTTTAGATCCTAAAAAGTACACCAAGTTCTTAAATGATACTCAGGGCGGCGTAAAAGCAGTAATTCAGATGTTCTATGATTTACGTGATGCGGGGGCAAGTGTTGCGGATCAGAAATTCCTTCTTGAATCGGTGGCGAGTGATGCCAGTAAATTAACTGGTGTATTGAATGAATCGGCAAATGCTAATGAAGCATGGTTAAAGATCTCAAAAGAATCAGTAGATGTAACTGATGAACAAGCTAAACAGTATGCAGAATTTGATAAAAATCTTAATACACTTACTCAAACTGGTAAAACCTATCTATTTGAGGCATTAAACCCAATTGTTGTCGCTACTAATAATTTTGTAGATGTAATGAGTAAGAAACCGGATAGTACAGATTTCTTTGATACCTATATTACAAAGGCAAACGCATTACATAAGCTACTTAACAGTTTAGGTATTCTTAATCTAGTTGATCCCTTAACTCAATCAATGATTGATGGTGAAGAAGAACGCCGTAAGAATAACAAGGCTCCAGTACTGAATAATAATCTTCCCTTAGGTGCTGCTACAGTACAATTAGATGAAAAGGGCGGGTACGTAGATCCAGCAAAAGAACAAGCTGAACGCGATAAGAAACTAAAAGAAGAACAACGCAGACAGGAACAGGCAGCGGCAAAGGCAAAGACTCTACAAGAGAAAGCCGCACGTGAATGCCTAACTGCTCAGGCGGCACTTGATAAAGCCATTACTGATATGACGATTGATAGTAACCAGAGGCAACTAGCAGAGTTTGACAGACAGCAAAAGGCACTTGTAGATGTTATCAATAAATCAGCTACGACTCTTGGACTAAGTAAGAGTCAACTACAGAAACTTCTAAGTGATCAGTTGGCATCCGGTGCGGCAAAACGTCTAGATATGGTTAATCAGATGATTGGCTATCAAGATCCAAATAAGAATCTGAAAGATACTAATGCGTTAATTTCCAGTGGTGGATTAAACAGTACTCAAACTAGTTTCCTAGCAGATCAACAAAACCAACGTATAAATGGTGATAATCCATTTGCGTATAATAATAATGATCAGCTACAGAAAGATAATACTGATGCTATGAATGCTGACCTAGAACAGAATGATTTACTTTTGAAAGGTCATGAGGACTACGAAAAACGCAAGGCCGAAATTACAGCTAAGTACAACGCACAAGCAATAACTATTAGTAATCAAAACGCACAAGCACAATTAGAAATTTTTGGTAGTACTGCTGATTCTTTGGCTCAAGGTATGGTAGATGCTTTCGGCAGTGCTAGCGGTGCTGCTCAGGCCGCTTTTGCCCTTAGTCGTGGTATTAGTATTGCTCAGACAGTACTATCAATCCAATCAGCACTAGCACAGGCACTAGCAACGCCATTCCCCGCTTCACTTGCGAACTACGCACAGATCCTATCGTTGGGTATGAACATTATCAGTACTGCTAAAGGTGCTGCAAATGGACAATTCCACGGCGGCATAGATGAGCTACCAGCAGGGTATGATAACAAATCATTCGTACTGAAAGCGGGTGAACGTGTAGTACAGCCTGAAGCGAACAAGAAACTAACGGCATTTCTTGATAAACACGAAGGTGGTAGTACTTCAGGTGATGTGACCATTAACGCACCTTTGATCATTCAAGGTGATGTAGCTGGTGATGATAAGAAATTCAATGAAATGTTGAAGAAACATCAAAACAGTGTAGCACAGGCTTACAGAAGCTCTATTAAGCGTAATTCATAAGAAAGCCCGATTAGGGCTTTCTGTTTCTCATATATTCCTTTTTTATTTTATATACAACCTTACGCATTCTATTTGCTTTTATCTTTCTAAGTAATTCACTGAAACTAAAAATTGTGCTAATCGCAATGAGGAAAGTGTACACAAAAAGATTAATTAGCTTTCCGCTTTCAAAGTCCCAGAAAGGTTTGAATATGAAAACCCCAACAAATAGCGGAAGTAAAAAACATCCAATCAATGAACTAACTACAGCAACACTAAGAATGTCTCCTTTTGAACTTTTTTTGATTTTACCATTCTTTGGATTGTAAGCATCTCGTAATCCTTTATAAATTTTCAGTTCTAAGTTGAATTTCTCCAACTGAGAATAAAAATTCTCAATTTGTTTAATAGTTGTAAATTTTAAATTCGTTTTGAAGTTGAATTTTGCTATGTCATGTTCAGCTTGCTCTATTTTAGCTAATTTTTCATTGAAATATTGCTTTTCGCCAATGAATATGCCCCATATTTTATTAGCGACTATAGCCATGCTTCCACTACGATAGACAATATAAAGTGTGACCACGACAATCATCACATTAAGTAGTATTGCGGTTATTGCTGGAAATGACTTTATAAAAAGCTCAAAAGAATCTTTCATGGATAAATACTCTAAACAAGGAAGTCGAGGACATTATGGCATCTTTTTCAAATAATGTGAAGGTTACAAACTTTCAAATTAAAAGTACTGAACCAATCTACTCTAATCAAACATGGTCAGGGCAACGTATCATGAGATCAACGGGTATTCAGTTCTACAATATTCAGTTCACACTCAATTTCAATCCTTCAGCACTAACTGAAGTTAATAGCTTTTTAGCTCAGTACGCACAAGGTAAACCATTTACTTTCTCACTTGGTGTAGCTGGTACATATCATGGTACACAAACTGGCTCAGTTACCAGTACTGGATTAATTCAACCTGGAAATATGATTATCCCAACAAGTAGCAATACATTAGCTGTTGGTGAATGGATTCAATTCACTAATCATAACAAGCTATATCGAATTGTAGAGCGTGCTGGAACAAGTATTACTATCTTTCCCGCACTACAGAATACAGTACAGGCAAGTGAAGTAATCAAATATAACAACCTCATGATAGAGGCGGTATTAGATCCTGATAATGATTACACAATGCCAGTAGGTAACATTATGAACATCACACTAAAGGCTACAGAGAACATACAATAATGAATGCTAGTACATACACAAATGCTAATCTTCTCAAGTACTGGAAATTAGTTAGAGGAACTACCAAAACACAACTAAGCCTAATGGATATTATGAGTTTAGGCGTTTTCGTAACGTGTTTTGATGTACTACCAAAAGGTACAAATGGTTTTCACTGGACTGATTCACTAATTGATATTCCTCTTGATGGTTATCAATATACAAGTTTTCCCGATATTATCAGTGGTTCACTACCTTCATACTCTGAACAAAAGGGTATTACGAATGATGCTATTAACTTCAAGATAAGTAATGTAAATGCTTCAGTACGTGCTCTTGCTTTGGGCGGGTTCCTTAAAGATGCTCAGATGAATATCAAGTTAGTTATCTTGAATCCATATGATAGTACTGTAATTGATTCAATGCTTATGTTTACTGGATTCATTGATTACATTCAAGCCGTAGCAGATCCAAATGCTAAAACCAATGAAATGACTGTATATGTCAATTCTGTATATAAGAAACTTGATCGTCAACCAGCTCTAATAGCTGCTAATTCAGTATATCAATCTTATTACAAGGGTGATGAATACTTTTCATTACTTGGTCTGGTTAACCAAAATCAAAATTGGAAATACAAATAATGAAAAATCTACATAACGAAATTATGAATATCATTCAAACAGCAATTGATAGCCCTTATCAGTTCGGAACTAATGATTGTAACATTATAGTACTCCGATTAATTGACTTAATTAACGGTACTACAACCCTATCAGATCGCCAATATACGAGCGTTAAAGAGGGTATAGCGGGTTTAAACAAGGAAGGATGGAACCACACAGGGGAAATAGTTGAAGCCTATTGTAAGCCCGTACAACACGTTATAGATGGTGATATCTGGCTAGATCCTGATAACCCTCTAATCATGGCAGTAGTCGTATCAGGTCGTGTACTTGGTGTTACTGCTAATCATGACGGTTTTGAACTTCAACCGAAGCCAACAAAAGGAACATATTATAGAGTAAGGAAACATATAGATGGGTAAGAGTTTAGGCGGCTTTTTTGGAGCCATTATAACAGCGGTCGTAGTTGCTGCTGCGGTCTACTTTTCAGGAGGAACGGCATTAGCTGCGGTTGGTTGGGGTGCTGCGGCAGGGGCAGTAAGTTTAGTTGCTACATCTATGCTAACTCAAGTAGGGGTAACGGGTTATGGGGATGTATCGGATAGTATAAGTAGGTCAGTTTCCCCAACTACCGGATTGCCAGTACTGTTTGGTGGCGATCTTCCTCATAAGAATGGTACTTCAGGCGGTTCATTTGTTCTAACTGGTAGTATTGTTAGTTGGTACAACGTACCTGATTCAGATTCACAGTACCTATTTTCTGAACAAGCAGTAGCGTATGCGGGTACTGAAAAACATATTGAACAAATTTACATTGATAATGAAGCAGTACTATCAGCCCCAATTACGCAAGATGGAATAGTACCGAAAACATCTATTTCTGGTAAATATGCCGATGTACTCCAATTGGAAGTACGTTTTGGTGGTGATTATACAAGTACTAAATCCCTAGCAACTCAATACGCTGGACCGAAATGGACTAATAAATTTCTTGGTAAAGGTGTTGTTAGTATCAGTACTGTTATCAAGAAAACTCAAAAATCACTTGAAAATAACATTCTCGTAAATGACCAATTCGCACTAACTGTAGAAATGAAAGGTCAACGTATCTTTGATTTTGTAGATGGTACTATTAAAGCTAGTAGTAATCCACCTTCGATTATATACGATTACTTAACCAATACTGTGTATGGTATGAGTATTGATCCTAGTCTTATCAATCAAGATACATTCGCAGAAACTGCGGCATATTGTGATGCTTTTGAAATGTACGCCAACGGGGCAATTAGTTATCAAAGTACATTTATGGATAACATTGAAAATATTTGTCAGAGTTTTGGCGGTATCATGTATGTACACGCGGGGCAGATATGCCTAACTACAGACCGTAAAACTGTATCTGTAGCGTCATTTAATGAGCGTAATATGGTTGGTGGTATACAGGTTAGTACTTCAGGTGTATCAGATTATTTCAACGCCGTAGATTGTAAATTCAAAAACCCTCAATCAATGTACACAACGGATGTAGTACGTATTCCTTCAGATATTACCATTGATGAAGCAATCCAACATGACGGGCAAGTTATAGCATTATCACGTGATTATACTTGGAGTTATGATCAAGAAGTCATAGCTAAAATGGCAAACATAGATGTACTAAAAGCAAAATATGCCCTACGTACTATCAGCTTTACTACAAGTGAAGGATGGGATTTAAAAGTATGGGATGCTATTGATGTTAGTAATGATGAACTTGCTATTTCAGGTAAATTTAAAGTACTGAATAAAGATGTTAGTACTGATCAAGAGAATATTGGCTACGTTACTATCACTGCGGTGGAGGCACCAGATCAGATGTATGATGGCGTTGATCCGGGTGTATGGTCGCCGGGTGGTGTGATTAGCTTCCCTCAGCTATCAGTACTTCCACCATCTAACCTACAGGCTGTTAAGAAAGGTAATACTACTGCTGGTTCGGTTATTGATCTAACGTGGGATGCTTCACCAGATCCATACCTACGCGGTTATTATGTGTACTATAAACTTAATAGTTCTTCTACGTGGATTTATGCGGGTAGTACTGGTACACAGAAAACTGATTATGAACTATTTGGTCTAACAGATACAGCAAGCTATGACTTTTCAGTGATTGCCTATAATAACTTGGGTCTACAATCACCCCGTTTATCATTAACAGGTATTGTACCTACATATAACTTTGGTTTACCTGCTGTAACTGGTGTAGTACTGGCAAATAAGACAGAATCAGCACTAGTAACAGATGCCCCTGATTTTAATATACGTTGGGATTCACAGAAGAACTTATTAGTTAATGGACGTTCATTTAGTGAGTACTTTAAATATTATGTTATTAACATCTATAATGGTACTACCTTAGTTGATACATTCTATACACAAAGTAATACATTCAATTTAACTCTTGCTTTAAACAGATTGAAAGTACGTAAACCTACCGTTGGAATTATCGCACAAGGCTTTAACAATGGTACATACTCACAGGAAGTTAAAATAACCGTAGAGAACAAACAGGCAGGTTTAGTAACTGGTGTTAGCTTTACTGGTGGTTTTGGTAATCTATTTGCCTCATGGACTAAATCAACTGAACGCGATTATGCTGGTGCTGTTATTAGTATTGTTTCCGGTACTACTACTAAACTCTACACAAGTTACGCTCCTGAATTTGACAGTATACCTAATATTACTGATGGTACATATCAAGTTAAAATGGGATTCTTTGATGTATTTGGTACTGACAATATTCAATATAGTCCAGTACAGACTATTAGCATTAACTCTAAGTACCAATTTACAGAAGAAGATGCTGATGCCATCAATGGTATTTTAGATTTAGATGATCGTCTAACTGATACGTTAAATGATGCTGTAGCAATTGCCAATAACAATACAAGTACTGTAATCAGTCAATCCGAAGCCCGTACAAACGATAAGATTACGGCATCCGAACAAACATTAAGTACTCAAATCGCAGATGTTGATAGTTCGCTAAGTCAACGATTAACTACAGTCGAAAGTACAGCCAATGGAAACAAATCAAGTATTCAGACACTATCACAAACAGTAACAAATAATAACACTGCTCAAACTCAAGCAGTAACACAGTTACGTAGTGATGTTAATGGGCAGATAGCAACGGTTAATAGCCAGATGGCTACTAAAGCAACGGCAAGTACTGTAGATGCTCAATACTCATTATCAGTTAATGCTAATGGTACGGTCGCGGGTATTCGTCTAGTTGCTTCAAGTGGTACTAGTACTAACTCAGCACTATATGTTGCTGCTAACAAGTTTATCGTTTCAGGTACTGATACTGCTACGGTTGGCGGTACTGCTCCATTTGCGATTGTTAACGGTACTACGTATATTAAAACGGCGATGATACAGCAAGGCAGTTTAGGTTCTGCTTATATAGCTGATGCCGCTATTACCAATTTAAAGTTGGCTAATGGCTCAGTCAATACTTTAAAAGTAGTTGATGGTAGTATTACCACAGCTAAGATTGCCAATACAATACAAAGTAATAACTATGTAGCAAATACTTCAGGTTGGCAGATTAACAAAGCTGGTACTTTCTACATTAACGGTAGTGGCGGTACAGGTAGAATGGTAATCAGTAATAATATAATTCAGATATATGATAACAATAACGTGTTACGTGTACGTATGGGATTATGGTAATAAATATCATAGGGGATCGGTATGCCAATCCCCTATATATAGGAATAATAAAATGAATATCAAACAATCTACCAATTACAAATATAAAAGTACTGTAGTAAGTCCTACACGCATTGTCATTACTCAAAAACATATTGAAGTATACGATTCAGAAGGGAAGCTAAGGGTACGTATGAATAAGGATTAACTATGGCACAAGGTTTACAATGCTGGAATGGTTCCGGCGTACTTGTTGTAGATCTCACAGATTACAATATACGTTATATGGGTACATATAATATTAACGTATCTTCAAGTACTGCTACATATACCGTTTCTGTACCAAATATGAAAACTACAGGATGGTTCGTACATTACGCCCCAGCTTCAGATAATTTTAATGATTGGTCTGCTTTCTGTAATAATGGATCATTCACAGCAATCTATCTACCTGGCAATTTCCCACCTGCTGGTACAGTTGCCTTTAACGTATATAAATGGGCGGCATAATATGTCAGGTTTTGAAGTTTATAATTCAGCGGGTGCTTTAACCATAGACAGTACTAACAAATCAATTATGACTGGTGGTGTAAAAGCTATGGGTACATTAACTGATCAAGGCTACTACACTGGTATTACTTGTGCCTTTGGTAATGGTGGTGCTCTTGGTTTCTTGAATAGTAATGTAATTGTTAATAGAAACACTACACAGTACTGGTTCCAACTACAAACAGACGGTGCCTGGTGTTTTCCTGGTGCTTATCTCTTTATGCCTAATTCTGGTCGATTCATGACAAGCACACATACAGCTACGCCTACTTCTGGTTATCTGGATGTATTCAATGCTTCCGGTACTCTTATATGGTCTGCTGCTAGTGCTGCTACTATGCCCCGTATAGTAGGGTTCTTATCGGCTGGTGCTGGCGTAGATCTATCTAGTGTAGTTACGGTTACTTCTCCTGTTGCTAATCCGTGGTTTTGTTGGTCACAATGTCCGGGTAACGTTTCTGATGATGGAACAGTACTAGGTTATTCAGGGATAGTAATCAAACGTAATTCCAGTACTTCATTTAGTTTTCAGTACATTAATAAACTACAAAGATCATATACTCAGGCAATGGGTAATAATGGTATTCAGATTGCTTTGGCAACTTTTACTGGATACTAAGTATAAATAAATACATAATAACAACAAGGAATAAACACTAATGGATATTGGTACTATTTTGGCACTTGTTATTTCTGGTTGTGTATTTGTATATACCATATTTCGTGATAATACAAAAGATACAGATGATCTACTTACTCGTGTTAGTGAAATTGAAACTAAACAGGCAGTACAGGAATCAAGTATTACTCGTATTGAAACGGATCAAGATAAAATGAGAGATTCACTATCTAAACTGGAAGCACAGATCCATGATTTAGATGTGAAGATTGAAAAGATTATTACAATTCTTGAACAGAAGCAGAAACAATAAGCATAAAAAAGGCAAGCTACTATTTCAGTACTTGCCTTTCTTTTACTTGTTAGTTAATGTGGCGATCATTTGATCTACTCGGTTTGGTGTTTGTTGATACCAACGGGAATTTTTAGCCTGTTTTATTGCTTCAGGGTAGTTCTTTTCCTCTAGTGCTTTTAGCATAAGTTTAAACTTAGATACACCAGATAAACCCAATTGGAAAATCATAATCACCATAAAGTCACGCCAATCATTAGGAAGCCAGATATCAAGAGTATCTAGGTTATGTTGTGCGATCATAATGTCATAATCTAGTAATTCTTCTGCCTGTATTTCTGTAATACCGTCTGGATAGCTTTCACCTCGTGTAATCAAATGACCGTACCCGATAGTTTGAAAACCTAATGAATCAGCATAGGGATAAAACTTATCATTTCGATAGTACTTTAATTTTGCTTGGTACGCTTTAGTACCTTCATATTCTTTTAATCTCGTTTTTAAATCACTCATTTCATAAATACCTATAGTTAAATTTATATAGGTATTTACTTATGGATATACAGATCCCAACGGAATGGGAATATACAGAAGATTGGAATAAAAGTACTTTGACTAATGGTGATTACGTTGGGTTTGTTTATCTATTTCAATTTGAAGATGGAAGTACGTATATCGGTTCAAAACAGATGTACAAACGAGTTAAAGAGGTTAAGAAACTTAAACCTACTTCAGAAAGTAACAATTGGGAAAACTATACAAGTAGTTCAAAGATAGTTAATCAAAAGATCGCAGATAGTGAAAAGTACTGTAAAACTATTCTCTATGCTTTCCCAAATATGCGTGAAACGTTACTAGTAGAATCCATTTTGATACTACATGAAATGTTAAAGCCTAATTGTTTAAACCTCGCGATGATGACAAAGATTAGATCACCAACTGCTAAAGATAAGAAACATCTTTTAGGCATAGTACAAGAACTATTAGAAATTTTGAGGTAAATACATGGCAAGTAGAATAAATGGGATAGGAAACACTAAAACCTATATTAACAAACAGGGAACAGCTCTAAAGAAACAGTTTAAAGAAGAGATCATAAAAAGGTCACGTGTCCTATCCCAAAAAGTACAAGCTGATTTAAATAACGCAGTAGATAAAGGTGCTTTAGTATTCACCCAGCGATCAATACTATTCATGTTCCGTAAAGGTGGTGCTACTAGTGTACGCTGTACAATCTTAGTAAAAAATATTCAGGCAAAGTATCTATATGAAGTCATTGTAGATCCAAAAGCAATTGATAAGTTTATACCTACCAGTACTGCTAAACTAACTAAACAGGGTAACATTTCCGGTTTAAAAAAGAATCTTTCAAATGGTCGTTATAAAGTAGTTAAAGGAAAAAATGGTAAAGAACGCCTAATAGATAATAGTAAGAAAGATACTAAGAGAAAAACTAAACGTGTAATTGGTCTACGTGAAGAAAAGAAACGTAAAATGATTTATGATTTCTATGGTGAAGTAGATAAAGGTTTTCGTGTAGTGATATCTGATCTACGTGGCATCTTTGTAATCAAAAGGAATTGATATGTATTTTGAAGAACATTATGAAGAACTAACAAGTGAAATTAGATTAGGTGGTGTTACACCTGATGCTAATTCAATGCCAATGAATAAAATGTTTCTTGGTAAAAAGTTTCAAAAGATCATTAAGAATAGTACTCACAATGTGGATAGCTACATGAATGTGATCTTTGAAAAAAAGCAAACCTTTAACAATGGTGAAGTACTTGAATGGGAACTACAAGGTGTAGTACTAACAGTATTCCTAATTGAGTATAAAAAGCTATTCGTAAAAGGTAAACACTTTCATGTATACGCAGTGGGGATCATTGAATGATTGGTGTAATTTTAGAACTACTATCTAAAGGGATGGACTTCTTTATCAAAAGAAAAACTATTCAAGCAGATGTAGAAAAAACAAATGCCGAAGGGCAAATAGAAACTAATAAAGAAGAGATTGAAAAGGTATCGTTCCATTGGAGTAATGCTCTTGGATTTGTGATTACCCTAATCATTCTCTATAACTGGATCATAGTACCAGTACTAGATGCCTTTGGTATCGTAGTAATTCAAGTGCCATTAGGTCAACTACTACAAGTACTATTGATTATGGTCGGTGGAAGCTAAAAAAGCCCTCATTGGGCTTTTTTTTAGGAAAACTAAAGTGGATGATAACATAGAGGTAAAACTAGAATTCAAAGTTGTCCAGCATTTGACAAAAGTGATGGATAACCTTTAATTGTCTGAAATCCCTGAAAATATATTGAAAGTCGTCTTTATAGGCTATGTTATATTCTTCTTTTGTCATAAATTCAGTATTGACTGCACAATGTAAGTGAAATTCATCATCATTGTTTAAATCATGACTAATATTCATTTCTGAAATGAGTTGTTCTTTAGTTAATGTCCCTTCAAGATGTTTTTTAATTAAATTTTCATTTCTAACTTTTAAAAACGCAACGATTGCTGCACCTACTTCATATTCCCATCTATAACCATTATCCATTTTAACGTTGAGTATTAATAATATCGAATAGCACCTCTCAGCATCCCTCAAGGATAGGTTATTAACCCTCAGTAGGTATGATAAGTTGGTAAGAGATGCTCTGAGATTGATTTGTCGAGTTAAAATTTTATTATTGACGTAATTAATATATTTTTCAAGTGTATAAGACTGCATTTCTTTATTATCAGCTTTAGGCAGACTTAACCACAGATGTACAAATTTATTGAGATATATGTTAGCATCAATATCACCATAGTTTTGCTTTATTACACTCTGGAACTGGTCTTTATCTACGGAAAGTATGAAATAAATGTTCTCTGTGTTAAATACATGCTTTATTCTTTCAAGAAGTTCCAAGCAATAATCTGGACGTGCTCTATCTAATTCATCAATAATGAATATTAGTTTTTTATCGTTTGCAACCTCATTTAATGTAATTCTTAGGTGTTCAAGTGTTTTTGTTTCTTGTTCTAATTGAGTAACTTTATCTTCAATGAATTTTTGCAATGGATCATTTAATCCATCTTTAATATCATCCCCAATATCTTCCAATTCAGTGCCTTTAACTGCACCTAATGTTAATGCACTAATTCCAACTTTCAGTGTCGTTTTCATTAGCACAGATGCTACACGCTTCGTCACATCAAGGTACTTACTTTTTAATTTTGGATCATCAATCGTTGAATAGATGTGCGAAGATATTGCTATGAATGGATCTGACTGAAAATCATTTTTAAAAGCATCGAAATAAACAACTTTGAATTTATTCTCTTTTTTAATTTTACTTTCCCACATTTTTAGGAAAGTGGTTTTACCATTACCCCATTTATCATTAATGGCAATCACTAAGTTTTCGTCCTGACTAATTTCTATTAGTTTTTCTAATTTGTTAGCAAATAACTCTCTATTAAAAAGGTCATTTTCTTGAGTGAAACCTTCGCTACAATCAATTTCTGGCACTGTCAACCGCATATTATTTCCCCTTTATTTTCATTTTCAAGTAACATTTTATGAAGTTTTAGAAGAATTGGGAACTAGAATCGAACATCAATATATTAAAATATTTTATTTCTGTTAGTTATCTCACGGATATATTAAAAATATATCCATATTATCTAACACTCCACTGCAAGCATAATAGAGTATTGGTGACGCTCTACAGTACACCCCAGACCGTTTCTATGAAGTTGCCTATGGCAATCCACCTTTCGGTAAGATCAACACGTCAGAAGCGTACACAGGCTGTTATACAGGCTCTGAATTCGAATACAAGGTGATTGAACATGCGAGTACTTTCTCATCATATGGGGTATGGATAGTACCGCAAGGTTCAGCAGGGTTTAGTACTCAGGCCATAGGTACTATGACGCTACGGTACAGACAGCCAAGTACCAGAAGTTTGTTCATGATACAGGGTACACGTTTCAACCAGGGGTGGGGATTGATACCAGTATCTACAAGGACGAATGGAACGGTACGAAGGTAATCTGTGAGGTTGTGACGGTTGAGTACTAAAAATGTGATTTTAAGCAAGCGTAACGCTACATATTGTATCTATACTTACTTATTGCACCACATGGTGTATTTCACACAGCAGGTAACTTGTATGGGTAAGAACCAACATGTAGTAACGCATCCTGATGGATGGGCTGTAAAAGGTGAAGGTAATGAACGAGCAACTTCTGTACATTCAACGCAAGCTGAAGCTATAGAAGCTGCTCGTGAGATAGCTCGACATCAACAAAGTGAATTGTTAATTCATGGACGTGATGGGCAGATTCGTTCTCGTGACTCATATGGCAACGATCCATATCCGCCTAAGGGATAAATATCAGTGAAGTAAAAGAGGCCATCGGCCTCTTTTTTTTGTCTTTTCAATAGATAACGTTGAGCGAAGATTAATCAGCCGGATTTTATTTCTTGATTTTTAGGGCAGCCCAGGGAGACGAAGCCGATTTTCGGCTGGTGCGTAACATTGCTCATAGGTTAAAAATTCATCAATTATGGAGTTATCAGGGCGGGATTTTACAGCGTTCCGCGGGGGAT